CGGCGTAGATAGATCTTCAGCGCCGTAGGTGTGTAACTTGAAGAGTCCCTGCCTCTGCCGTTCCCAAAACGCCTTATACTTGCGATAACTTTCATAGTCCTCCGTTATGTTGTAGCGATAGGTGGAAGCAACAGCCTTGTAGGATCCGTAGGAGATGCAAAAGTGGGGTGAGATCCCACGCTCTCGGAGTTGGCCAACAAGGTAATTGGCGAGGCCATCCACATAGGCCTGATTCATAGGATTTTCGATCTTCGCCAACCTCCTTTTTACACCTTTCTCAGCATCGGCGTAGTAGTTCTGTAGAGTTCGCGCCGGATCAATCAGATGTGTCACCTTGCAATAGGCGAGTAGAGTTCCTCGCGTCGTCTCCACTCTGCAGACTCCACTCCCGCTCATATCAAGTATGTCTGTAATCTGTGTGTCAGATGCAAGGGTGCCCTCTCGTGTAATCGCTCGCCCGAGAAAAGGCTCCAAGATCGGCGTGATGGACGTGAGAGATGTATAAGTTGATGAAGAAGGTACCCGTAGCTCTTTCCAGGCAGGAAGACTTACCGGAGTCCGCTGAGTCAGACAACTATCAATCGCCGCGGGAGTTACAGAGACATCAGCCATTCTGCTGGGCGTTGCCGCCGAAGGCTAGAGGCATAGACCGCAGGACTAATTCTTCCATGCGGGTTAAGAATCTATAATATGCTGGTTAGCCTAATATAGATATGAGTGACAACGCAGCAGCTCTCAATGTCGGCCTCCGGAAATTTGATATGAAAATGATTCCCCAAGACGCCGTGTGCGTTTTCATCGGCCGCCGTCGTACAGGTAAGTCAACTCTTGTGCGTGACCTGCTCTTTCACCACCAAGAAATGCCACTCGGAACTGTTATCAGTGGTACGGAGGAGTCGAATCAGTTTTACAAGAAACTCATTCCGCCCCTTTTCATTCACGGCGACTACACTCCGGTGATCATCGCCAACTTCTGCAAACGCCAGAAGATGATCATGGCGAAGATTCAAAAGGAACTTGATCAAACCGGCCAAAGTCGTACGGATCCGAGATCCTTCTTAATCATGGACGACTGCTTATATGACGATAGCTGGCTTCACGATCGCAATATTCGTTATCTTTTCTTGAACGGTCGCTGGCTGAAGGTGTTCTTCTTGATTACGATGCAGTACCCTCTTGGTATTCCTCCAATGCTTCGAACCAACGTTGACTACTGCTTTATTCTGCGCGAGCCGTACGTGACAAATCGGAAGCGCATTTTTGAGAACTTCGGTAGTGCTTTTCCGAGCTTCGAGTTCTTCTGTCAGGTGATGGATCAGTGCACTCAGAATTATGAGTGCATTGTGATGAACAACAACTCCCAATCTAACAAACTCGAGGACACCGTGTTCTGGTACAAGGCGGAGATGCACGGCGAATTCCGCATCGGCGCCCAGGAGTTCTGGAACCACGCCGCTGCCAATACCAAGGATCAGGAGGGCGGTGCAAGCAACGAATATGATGCTACGGCGGCGAAACGCTTGAAGGGACCGCAGATTCAGATTCGCAAATATCCGAACGCGTAGTTAAATGGATCGTGACCTCATTCAGGCTCTTGTGCTGATTCTTATCCTCGGGCTCGCCGTCCTTGCTCTGCGTCGTGGATATGACGAAGGATTCATAGGTGGCGGTGGTGCAACACCGTGCGGAGTTAACATGGCGCCTTGCTCAGATGGCCTGAAGTGTGTGAATGGATTCTGCGCTAGCACGGAGCCTAGGCGTATGTATGAGAAGGCGCCTGTAGAGATTTTACCCGATGGACATGGTGCGCCTTTAATCTAGAGCAAATCCAGAAAGGATGAAGCGTGGTATTATGAAAGTAGCCACATGGTATGCTCTAATTGCACTTATTGTTGCGGTTGCTGTCCTCCCCCTTCTCAAGGCGATGGCGCCGCAGATTTTCCCTGAAGGCTTCCGCGGACGCGCGGGACGCGAGTATTTTAACGGCGGTGCTCCCGCGCCCGCGTCCGCACCCGCACCCGCCCAGGCGCCTCCCCCCAGTTGTGAGAACAACCCTTGCCCCGAAGGACAGTTCTGCTCGGATCAGAAGCGCTGTGAGCCGCGCTACATCGGCGGCGCCGTTCCCGATGGCTCTGAGTAAATACACACCCCCTTTTACACCGTCTTTCATGTCAACCATGACACATGCTTGAAATGAACTATTTTCTTTTTACGTTTTTACTCCTTCTTGGCAGCCGACTCCATCTTTCTCTGGATCGCCAGATCAGCCGGGCCCGAAAAGAGGCCGTCATAGCTTCCAGCTGCAGCCGAGGCGCCACCAGGTCCTGCGGCGGCATTGGTCGCACCCTCCGACGATGTCTCCTTGACCTCCGTGAGTGTCGCGTCAGCCGCGCCCGCGGTACCCACGGTTCCCATACGTTTGCGCTTCTGCTCATTGTAAAACTGGTCACGGGACTCCTCGTTCTCGCGGTACTTCTTCATGAGAGTGTTGAGCTGGTCATTCGCATACTCCTGGTCGACCACCTTGTTGGGATCCGGCTCCCACGCCATCCACTTCCCGACCTGACCGGCGTAGATGTTGAACGTGGGGTCGCTCTTCTGGAGGCGCTTGGCGCGCACCGACGCCTCAGCCTCCGACGAGAAGACACCGCGCACCTTGATGCCACGGATCGTCGTCCGGAAGTTGTTCTTTGCAAAGAACTCCTCCTCCAGGCGCGCAGAGTTCTTGAAGAGGAAGTCCTCATACTCCTGCTGGATATCACCCGGAGTCGCATCCTTCGTCGTCTTACGAATATGCTCCTTGAAGTCCTCCACAACACGGTCGACACGCAGCTCCTGCGAGCGAACGGAGGTGGCGGCGGCCTGAGGTGTCAGAACCACCCCGCCGCTGAGATCCGTCTTCTCCAGGCCACCGGCAATCTCCTCCAGCTTCCGGTTCACGGAGGCAACCTGCTCCGCTAGCCACGCCTCCAGCTTGGCCGTGCGCCACTGCAGCTCATAATCCTTGAGGAACTGCTGGAACTGGTAAACATCCTTGCTCGCAAGAACCTTCTCAGGGCTGAGGAAGCTCAGAAGAACAACCTTCTGGCTCGGGATCTCCGTATCTTCTGAGAGGAAGTCCTCGACGGGCTCCTGCGTAGCAGCGGGCGTAGCGGCAGGGGCATCAGTACTCATTCTAAAGTCTGGAGGACACGCGCATTTTAACCCGGCGTCGTTGAACGCAGGGAGTCAAAAAAATCTGAAGTCAGAATATAGAAATGGACGTCAACGATCTTCTGACGCGCATCATCAAGTACCTGGTTGAGGGCATCGCGGTTGCGCTTGCGCTGGTTTTTATCCCGCGCAAGTCGCTCCCGATGGATGAGATCCTGACGGTCACGATCGCCGCGGCCGCCGTCTTCGCGGTTCTTGACATCTTCTCGCCGTCGATCGGCGTCACGGCCCGCCAGGGAGCGGGCTTCGGAATCGGCGCCAATTTAGTTGGATTTCCCCGGATGTAAATCTAACAAATATAGGCGTAGAGTTAGCTTGTAAATGATGGTATTTTTTGACAAAAATTTTATGTTGTCAAAAAATATATCATAAAAGTTTTTAATCTTGGAGAGCCTTGATTTGGGAATCATACATATCACCTTTTTCCATAAAAATCACTTGTGGAATTAACGATACAGATGCGATTTCATTTCGCAACTCTCCTTTCCAATCATACGTATCATTCCAGATATCCTCTTGCAGTATCCTAATAAGTGTAAAGCCATTTTCAAGAACCTTTTTATTCTTAAGACTATCGCGCCGCTGAGTCTCTTCTATTGTTCCCCAATTAGCAACTTTCTCAAAGTGCTGTCTTCCATCTAGTTCAATTAATAGTTTAGATGATTCAAGGTAAAAATCAAACGGCATATGTTTATTTGTTGTCTCATTTCTGCACCAATTAAACATTGCCTGTCGTTTCCAAGTAGAATTCTCATTTAACAAAAATTTATACAGAATACCTTCTGTTTTATTCTTGCAGAAAGGACACCAGTATCCTGTCTTTACATTATACAGCTGTGTTTCAAATTCACCGCAACACGTTTCACAATTGAATATGATCTTAGTATTTGAACCACTAAAACAGTCTCGCGGCTTCAGTGTATTCTTAGAGCTCCAACAACTTACTTTTGGACTTGATGCAAATGATTTGCTAAAACATTGCTGAC